CGAAGACCCTTCTCCAGCGTTCTCGTCGGCTCGATGGAGCCCGAAAACTTGGGCCCTTCCCTTAGGGGAATTTGGAAGTAGGTTGGTTAAGCCAATCTGTGTGTCGCTAGGCATCGAGAATGAGTGCATATTCATCTCGCTGACGGTGCTGCCATTGATCATCATTATGGTGACCAATTTCGGACTCGCCAGCGTCTTGATTGCGCTGCGCGGCGGGTTAATTCCCGTCGTGTGGACAATGCGCGCCTCTGTCTGGTGGTTCACTCTGGCTTTTTCCCCAGTCCGCTGGGTTGTTCAATGGAGTGCGTTCCGTAGGGAATGCAACCGGTTGGCCAAGCAGATAAGGGAACAAGTCAACGTAGACCCGGTCGTTGCAATTGTGAACGGAGAGGTGCGTTATGACATCAAAGGTCCGTATGTGTTTGTGAAAGCTTACAACATGCGAATCGAGGTGGATTTAATGCGCTGGAGTCCCGATGTGACGGTTGGTCCTACTGTGTCGTTAAACGAGTCGTTGATTCCTCATTCCAAGATTGAAGCTGGAGCATTCCCTAAAAGTTTGATCGCTTTTCAGTCTGGAGGTGAGGTTTATGGATTCGGCACGCGTGTGCAATTGAGAGGTCGGGATTGTATCCTGACCGCCTTTCACGTCCTGCAGGCAATTAGAGATTTACCAGATGTAACAGTAACAGCAAATGGTAAATCATTGCCGATGGGTAAAGATTGGCGGTTGTCGTCCGTTTCGACGGATTATGACTGGGCTCTTCTTCGCGTGCCGCCAGCGGTGTTTTCGGTGTTGGCCGTGGGAGTTGCAAAGCTCGCTAAGCCGACAGCGAATCCAGTCCCCGTGTTGGCATATGGATACCTTAATGGTGTTCAGAGTGTGTCAATGGGAATGCATCGCTTGAGTTCCTTCGCTTTTATGACCACGCACGGTTGCTCAACGCTTCCGGGTTGGTCAGGCACTCCGCTTTTCGATCTTCATAAGAGAGTAGTTGGTATTCACCTTCGCCGCTCGCCTACGGGTGAGAGGAATTGGGGAGTTCAACTGCCCTCATTCTTTACCAGCCTTGATGAGTCCCCTGTGGATTCTCGAGCTGCTAATGAAATGGAGTACGATGAGTTGGAGCGCGTGAGCGCTGGGATGTCCAAGATGACGCGCTTTTACGATGAGGAGGACGGGTATACGGAAGTGCGGTCGAAGGGCCGTAACTTTTCCAAGAAAAGTTGGCGTGCGAATCGTGATGCCACTAGGGACGAAAGGACCTTTGTGGTTGGAACCGATAATCGCTATACCGGCCTGCAAGAGGAGGAGGAGTTTGATGGCGCACGCGATAGCGGAGGCCTTGGTGGATTCAGGAGACTGACCCCAGAGCCCGCAGTCGTAATGCGCATCAATGCTCTTAAGAATCCTCACGCTTGGGCTGAGGCGGTTGATCTGTTCGAAGCGGAACAACGTCAGCGAGATGCGGATAGCGACCAGGACGAGACGATTGGACTGAGGCGCTCTAGGCCTAGTGGCTTTAGAGCTCCGCAGCGCAATCCCGACTCTGATGATGAAGCTGAGGTGGTTATGAGTGCAGCGATACAAACGCGGCTGTATAATATGCCTGAGCCGTCTAGGAGTCGGATTGAAGCGGTTGTTAATAGTGTGGAAAGTCGTAAGACCGATGCGCAGATGACACATGCGTTTGGGAAAGCTGCTGTGGAGTTAACACCTTCATGGCAGCTACCCCAGACGAATGAGGTCGTCAAGGCGTACGATGAAAACGTCGCTCCGCTCTTGAACGCGACTTGGAAGGGTTACTCGGCCCGTGAACTTGGCTACAAGAGCTTCTGGGAGGCTCTTTGGACTAGCATCACATTCGATGCCCATGCCTTGGTGAGCAAGATGGCCCTGAATGAGAGTTTGGGGTTTCCTGTTCTAGACGAGGACGGGCTTCGGTGCGATGCGGCTATGACTGAACGGTTTCTGAGAGCGGTGCTTGTAGAAGCATGCAAATTCGAGGTGGACGAGCGTCTTCTCGCGTTTGCGAACGCATTTACCATTCTAACGAGGGTAAACTTGGACACGGCAGGAATGGTTAGTAGCGCGCGTCAAGCAAATGATGCGATGCTCGCCAAACATGCTGATAAACGGTCAGTCAAGGTTGAGGCTAGTCGAGCTAATGTCGCGGCGAATGAGGAGCGGCACAAGAGTGACGCCCTCATGGCTCGAGACCGGAGGCAGGCCGCCGGCGAGGCGCTTCGCCTTGAAAACGAGCGTGTCCAGAAATTACATGCAGACGCAGAACGGGTGGAGAAGCAGGCAGCCAAAGAGGTGCAGCGACTTGCCAATGAGCGTGTGCAGAGAGAACTGGCGCTCGAACGGAAGGCGGAGTTGGCGCGCGCGAAAGCGCGCGTCAAGCAGCTGGAGGCTGATGCGTTGGCGGGAAACGCGAAGGAGCAGGCGGGGCTAAACGAGAGTTTGGGTTCTGCGGTTCCTTTAAACCTGCAAGCCCCGGTGAAGATCACCGGGACGAACCCCCCCTATTGGACGACGCAAGAGATGCTAACTCCGACTTTGATTACCGAACCGCGCAGTGCGGAGAGGAGATTGGTCGAGTTGGAGACGATGTTCGCGAAGATGGCTTCGCACTTGTCCGGTACCACTGGTCAGAAGGAGAAGACCGAGGTTGTAAAAACATCCGCCATTGCGGATGGAGCGACCTCCGCCTCCGCACCGGTGGCAAAACGGCGGAAACGGAAATCTGGCAAGAGCTCAAAGAGCGATGGCCCGAAGCCCGGGAGTACGTCTGGCCCGAACGAGGTGCAGAAGCTGAGTTAACATCGCTTCAATATCAATCTGGTCGCTACATGGAGGGGGAGAATCCGAGCGAGAGCGTAATGGGAAAGGCTCTCGATCGGATGTTCGAACTGTATGGACGTGTAAGCGTCCTGCCGAAACCATTGAAGTCCTTTTGTGTGGACTCCGCAGAGTTTTTGGGATACGTGCTTTATTGCATGGAGTTCATTAACAAAGACGGGAGCCCCGGTATACCATATGCCGCATTGGGACTGAAGAACGGTATGGTCCTAGAGAACCATCAGGCTTATATTATCGGTTGTGTGTTGAAGCGCATTAAGTTGTTGCTGACGACAGACACGACTGGTTTGAGCGCGAGACAACTCGTGCAATTAGAGCTTTGTGATCCTGTTAGACTTTTCATTAAGAATGAGCCGCATACGTCTGAGAAAGCCAAGCACGGGCGCTGGCGCTTAATTGCGTCGGTGTCCTTGGTGGATCAGATTATCGATCGGGTATTGAACCGCCACATAAATGTGGCGGAGATAGCTGATTGGGAGCAAATTCCATCGAAGAGTGGTATGGGGTTCTCTAGAACTGCGATCAAAAGCACAATAAAGTATTGTCGGGGCAAACTAAATCGCCCTTGCAACAGCGATATAAGTGCTTACGATTGGTCGCTAAAAGCGTGGACAATGGATTTCGACAGGAGGTTCAGAATTGGGTCGCATTTCGAGGATTTGAGCGGGAGTAGATACGAAAAGTGTCTAACATCTAGGTACGATTGCATCAAACTTAGTGTCTTCAGCTTGTCCGACGGAGAGTTACTCGAGCAAACCGTCCCTGGCATTAACAAGACAGGCCTCTACATTACGGCCTCCCTGAACTCGCATACGCGAGTTGGGTTGGCTATTTTAGTGGACTACATGGACAAACCAGACGACTTCGTGTCTACAATGGACGCGATGGCGATGGGGGATGACTGTGTGGAGAGCTATGTTGATGATGCGGTGGCTAAGTACGAACGCTTGGGTTTTCGTGTGAAGTTTTACTCGGAGGTGGGAAACACTTTCGAGTTTTGCTCGCACGTTTACGGTGATGATGACGCTTATGCGCTCGGAATCGTAAAGGAGACCATGAAGTTGAGCGTGCGAAAAGACATCGTAGATTCGTTTACTCGTCGGGCGGCAGTTATGCAATTCTGTGACGACTTGCGTGGCAACCCCTCTTTGGAGTGGCTGTTGGACGTCCTTGCTGACTTGGGAATGTTCGG